CTTAAGGTAAATGCCAAACAAGCCCTACAAGACTTGTGGTCATCACAAAAGAGAAAAAGAAAATAACTAATTCTCCCCATCTGTGACGAGTCGGTAATTTCTATCGGCTCGTCCTTTTACTTGTACCGCATAAGTAGAATCCAATAGTTCTTCACCAGCTAATTCAAAATCTCTTTCTTCCATAGCTTCAAGCATCTTGGTAAATTTACATAATCTTTTGATACCAAGATTAAAACACATATCTGCTAAGACCAATCTGACGTTATATGGCATAGATTGCCAAAAAGGTATGTTTCTATCTAAGTCAGCAAAGACACCATCCATGTCATTCTTTAACATCAACTCAGCTTCATCTAAAGATATGCCATTATCTGACAAGTTGCGACCTGAACCAATTGTCAATTTATTACTTGTGCATCGATAAGGTTTAAGTTCCATGCCTTCATTCTTGATGAGCATTTCTTTTAAATCATCAATCAGTTCTTTGGTGACACCTGTTTCCATTATGGCTTGTACGAATCTTTTATGTTTTCTTCTCGCATATTATTTCTTGCGACACCTTTAAATTTTTCAAAACTTCTCATGCCGCCAAGACCTAACATTGATAATGTTAAAGTCATAAGACCTTCAGTATCAATATCAGGTGGCACAATATCAATGGTAAATGTCCATACCACCCAATTAAGTATTGGTGCTAAGAAATATGCCCATGCTAATCCCAATGCACATATCCACATAATTGCTGGTCTTGCACCAGCTACAAAGATAGAACCATGTTTAGCTTGTGCAAGATTTATTTCATTTTGTGATTTTTGCAAGTCTATCATTTGTGATTTGATACTTGCTTCTAATTCCATACGCTTAGTTTTATCAGGTATGGCTTTACCGATTAAATCGCTTATTGGTTTAAAAAATTTATCAATCATCTTCTTTGCCCTCTAATATGTTTTTAAGTTTTATAGCTTTTTCATGTGCTGAATCAGCGTGTAAATCTTTATCAACTATCTTTTCTAATTTAAGGGATTCAATCTTGGTATTGCTGATATAACGCCATGTATAGCCATCACGACCATAAACACCAAAGACAGTAGTACCCATACCTATTTTAATTATCATGGCTTGTTCGCCATCTAATAAGACCTTATCGCCTTCGTTGAATTGTGAGTTTAGTTTGAATTTAAGACCTTTGATAAAAGATACTGAATAATCTTTAAGAGCAAGTCCGCCTAAAACACTTGCTATAAATATTGAGATTTCAACATAATATTCTTCAATGTTCATCTTACATGAAGAAGGCATTAATCACTAAGGAAGATAGTAGACCGATAACAATACCAGCTATCTGCCACAATCTTTTATTGGTAGTATTTATATCCGATTCAATAGAATCTAATCTGCGGAAGTTTTCCTTCCATTTCTGTTCGCAAACTTTTTCATGCCTATCCAAAGCATTTGATACTTGTTCAACAGTTGGCTTTTTAGTCGATTGTCTTGGTTTCGCTGTCGCTTTCTTTCTCGGCATTTCCTATACCTCTAAGGCTTTCTAATAATGACTTGGATTTTAAATCAACCAATTGCTTTTTATCGGCAAATTCTCTAGCCATTGGTTCAATCTCAATACATCTTTGTTGCAAGGCTAAGACATCATCAAATAAACTTCTTTGTTCATCGCTCATATCTTCTTTATTGTATTCTTCAACCTCACCATTATCGTTTCTAACTTGTATATCTGACATATTATTCTCCTATGGTTTTTGTTTCTTGTGTTGGTGTTACTAATTCTGCTATTTGATTGCTTATGTTAGCTTTAAATCTTGTAACTTTATCTTGTCCAATAGCAGATTCAACCCAACCTGTGATTTGGTCATTAGTTAAATCAGCAAAAGCAGTAAAGCTAGATAAATCAGAAGTATCTAAAGTTTTTGTGCCATAGACTGTGGCAGTTTGTGCATTGCCTTCAGCATCATTATTGGCATCATCAGTTCCTGTCAATCGCCAATGCACATTAAAGACAGTATCTTCATTACCATCAATAGTTTTTACATCTACAGTTTTACAATCCCAAGTATAATTTATCGCCATGTTATCCCTCTAATGCTTCTATTCTAGTTTTTAAATCTTCGATGATGTCTTGTTGTTCTTGGATTGCTTTTGCTAAAAGAGGTGTGAGCTTTCCATAGTCTAAGGTTTTTTCACCTTCTTGTCCTTGTACCCATTCTTTAGCATATTCATCTTTTTCTACATTTTGAGCAATAAAACCTTCTGATGTTGAATTATCTGATTTCCAGTCAAACCTAACTGGATTTAATTTTATAACTCTTTCAATAGCATTTTCTATTTCTCTAATATTAGTCTTAAGATTAATATCTGAACCAGAAGCATAGCTAGTTGTATTTGCTGAAGCGTTACACGTAATTCTTCCCATTCTTTCATTTGCACCATCACTAAAATCAATCATTGTTATAGTAGTAGCACTTGAGTTAGGAGTTCTAATTCCTAATATAGAATCACTTTGTAAGCCATCAATAACACAAGTAGTTCCTGAATCAAAGAGAGAAGGTACAGTTGTTGTTCCTACTAGTAATGCACCATTAGAAGAAATTCTGATTCTTTCTGAAGCTTGTGTAGCAAACCTTATATCTTCTGCTCTTATTCCAAATCCACCTAATGCACTAGCAGCACTATTAACAGATTGAAAACCTGCAACATCCCCAATTTCCGAAACATCACCTTGAAAAGCAAGTCTTTTATCTGTTTCTATTTCTAAATCAAATATAAATTGCGGTGTTCTACCTATACCTACGTGTCCACTACCATTAATTATTAAATCAGCATTTGTGCCAACAGTTGAACCTCTTCCGATAACTAAATCATCTTCTGAATCATCTAAACCAATATAAAAATCTTGTGCATTACCATCAAATATTAAAGCGGTATCTTCTGCGCCACCATCACCAATGGTAATTTTTGGTGTAGTACCTTTTAAAACTAAATGACTGTTTGTTAATGTTGCAACATCTGTGCCACCAACTCTAAAATCTATTTGGTCATCGGTATCTGCTGTGATAGATGTATCTGCATCAGCATCTAAAATTAATTCTTGTCCATTTATATCTACTGTTCCTGTAGTTGTTAAATTACCATTAACTGTCAAAGCACCTGATGTTGAATTATCTGCGGTGATTGATAAGGGCAAAGTAATCCAAGCATTGTTTGCAGAATTTCTTAGCTTCAATACATTAGCAGATGTATCTATCCACCATTCATAAGCAAATGTAGTAGATGGTTCTGATGAACCTGAGTTGTTAGATACAATAGCATCTAAAGCATTATTTAAGTCTGCTCTAAAGTTTGCACCGGATTGGTTAGCTATATCGTAATCGTGTTGAGCCATTAAAAACCTCTTGCTATATAGTCAAATGTTCTAGCGACAATTGTACCACTACTGTTCTTGAAAGTAATTGTAAAACCTGTGCTAGACACACTTGTTATTTCATAAAAATCTCCACTTGCCATATTCTGTGCAGTAACAGCAATTTTTGGAGTAACTAAAAATCCTTCACCAAAGGTAACACCCAAAGAACTTGTACTTGATGTTAATTGTTGCGTATCTATTTTTTGAAATGCTTCTAAAGTTGCAGATAATGATGTGATATAAACTTGGTGTGTGACATCGCCTGATGTTACCAATAACTTGAATTTAAAAGCACGACCATAATAATTACCGATTCTAAAATTTTGGAAATCAGACCAAGATGGTGAACCACTTGGGTCATCATTGGTTGTAGCTATTTGCAATTGCACCTCTACATCATCATAAGTATTAGCATCTATAGAATCCCATGTATCAATATTACCTGAACGAGTGTCAAAAAAATCTGTAGTTGAGTTTGTGGTAAAAGCAAAGGCAGAACTTAATCTATAAGACTGTGCAGATATTCCTGTATCAATGTAATTATTAAATTCATAACTACCTGATAAATCTACACCACCAGCAGAGTCAATCAATCCTACTTCGTCAATCAATCCCAATGAATCAAATAAAGTATCTGCTTCTAATTTTAATTGGTCTTCAATTGCAACCATATTTACTTTAGTTCCAGCAAACGATGGATTCTCTGTTCTTGTTAAAAATACTTGCGATTGAAATAAATCAGGCGTGACTGTATTAACAACAGATGTTGCATTGGTAGATTTTATGCCTATGGAATCTACAGCTTTGATTAGATAAGTACCAACCAATAATGGAACTTCTACAGTATTTGATATTCCTGATACCGCTTCGCCTACCTGTGTTGATTGTGCCCATACCGCACCTGATGTTAATGAAGAATGTCTTATTTCAAAACTACCACCAACTTTTACATCCAAGTCTGTTGTAGGTGTCCAACTTAAAGTAGCAGTATTTGAATCTGCTCTTAAATAAAAATTAGAAACATCTGATGGTACTGCGGTTAAGCCATAGATTCTTTGAGTGGTAGATGAAAATGCTGATGCTACACCAACAGTATTAACCGCTCTTACTCTAAATTCATACAATGCTGGTTCAATATCAAAAAATTCAAAATTAGTTCCTTGTGATGTTCCAGCACCTTGAAAAGATGCTTCAGTTGATTTTTTAAACTCTACGTCATAATGGTCAATGGTTACTCCTAAATCTTCCCATTCTGTATTTGTTGATGCACCAAAAGTTAATATGGCTTTTGCTTTTACACCTGAACCTTGTGTAGTGGTAAATAATTCTTCTGTAACAGAATTGATTGCTGGTGTATTTACATCAGGTAAAGTTCCGAAGTTCTCTACTTCAAATATCTCTGTAGCAAAATCAGAATAAACTCCTAATCTGTTTTTTGCTCTAACAGCTACAAAGTATTGACCAGCTTCTAATTTATCAATGGTAAAACTTTCAGTAACACTTCTACCTTCAAAATCATAACTAGGTTTATTTGCAAAACGTACTGAATTCAATCTATTAATACCAATCTCATAAGATTCAACAGAAGATTTATTTGGTTGTGTCCAATTGATAGTCACTCTGTTAAATAATGTTGGTGGTATAGTAATCAATTCTTCTGTAGGTGTAGATATTGTTGGTTTATCTACAGATGAAAAATTAGGTAAGTTGGTATTTGGTGAAGTATCTTCTGCTTGTATCAAACCAAAATCATAAACATCATCATCGTATTCTCTTGCGGTAATATCTACTTCATCATTATTTTTTATAGCAAGTTTCATAATCTTAAACTTCTTACCCTGATTAGAATTAAGCGTATTCCAGCCTAAAGATTCTAATGAAATAAAAACTACATCTCCTATTTCTGCTCTTAGTCCAACAATGGTTGATGTAAATTTAAAGACCAATGATTGCCTTGATTGCTTCATGTTGATTGTAGAAATCATTTGTGCCCTTTCCATTTGGTCTGTAAAAGGAAGTTCTATTGCTCTTTCTAGACTTAAACCATTATCTTCTGTTTTAAATGTTGAACTTTCTACAATGGCAAAATCACCTTGCATATCACGATTCTTATTAAAGAAGTTTGCTCTGATTTTATTGGCTTTATATTCTTTACCACCTAAAGCTAATTCAAAAGCACCAACAATATTATCTTCATCAAAAGTTTGTACTGCTGTACCTGTATCATCAATAAGTAATTTGTATTTACCGCCTGAAAATACTAAAGAGCCTCTGCAAGATGTCAGAAGTTTTTCAACATTATCTAAGGCTTTATTATTGGTATTTAATATGCCATTACAAGTGTATTTTTTTTGTGTTTTGCCACCAACTGTAACTTCGGTATCACAAATATTTCTTGCAGTAGTAAATGATGTTGTATCAATCTGTGAACTTGGTATTGACCTACCATAAATGGTATTCGTTAAATAATCTTCAATGCAGTCTGCTGGATTATCACTAAATACTTTATATGTAGTTCCGCCTGATGTTGTGCTTCTTGTTTTTTTACCAATGACATCAAAATTTACTTGCGGTATTCCTGTATTACCAAATACTTCAGGTTCAAACTTGAACCTAACAACTGCATAAGCAACACCTTGCAATCTATCGGATGAAGTCCAAGCACCATTGGTTTCATTAATTAAATCTTGGTCTGCTGTTTGTGTTGTTGTGCCATTGTAGATTTCATATTTAACTATGCCTTCATACTTTGGTTTATGAATATTTTCAGTAGGAAAGTAAGTTATATTACCACCTTCGCCTTCATTGATAATTATATCTGTTAGAGATGTATCATATAAATCAGGTGTAGTATTTACTTTGTCATTGTTTAAATACACCTGACTGACACCTTGTATTTCGCCCTCTGCAATTGCATAAACCACATGAAGAAATTCATTATCTGCACCTGATACATGATAAAAAATTGGTGTACCACCAACTCTTCTTTGACCATAAATAACAGGCAAAGGATTGGTAGAACCTTGTTGATTCGCTAAAGCTGAACGTGCTTGTGCTGACATATTATCAGGAAAGTCCATGCTCATAGCACCTAGTAATTGACTTCCAGCGTAAGCACCAACAACTACTGTAGCTACACCAATGGCTATTAATGTACCTGTAGCAACTGTGGCAGTTATTCCAAGAGAAGCTACAACAGCACCACCAATACTAGCAAATACAGGTGCTAATGCTGGTAAAGCAAAAATACTTCCTGTAAAAAATAAAGCTGATATAAATAATATTATGTTTCTAATTTTCATTGCTAAATCTATATGCAGAATCAAAATCATTAAAATCAGATATTGGCAAAATTGCTGTACCTATTTGTTCATCTACAGATGCCATTTTACTACCAATACAAATATGACATGAATCCCAATTTTCATTATGTTTAACTAATATATCTCCAAATATAGCTTTACTAGGATGATATTCCTTCATACCTAATTCCAAACATCTGCCTGATATTCTTTGGGCAAATTCTTTTTGAAATTTAATTGCACCTTTTTTTGTAGAATATTTTTGATAAATTATTTTCAATAAATCTGTACCTAATACCTTATCAAAGTATTCAACGATAAATGTATTGCAATCATTTGTACCCCATGCGAAAGGTTCGTTTAATTTAGATTCAATATAATTATTTGCTTTCAATTTATCTATCATCGTATTTCTGTTGGTAGATTTATTCTACTTCCTGATGAACCATAATTAACTGTTGATGTAGCTTTTACAGGTCTTTCTAAAACACTATCACCGCCACCACCAAATTCTGAAGCTGTAGCATTTTCAGAAAGAGTAATTGTAAAATAATCTGTATTGGAAGCATCAACTACAGTATGTGATTTATTCAATAAACTTCTATCCAAGCCACCAACATCATCCAAGCCTTCCAAAGTTATTGTGTCGCTGTTTGCTAAACCATGACTTCTGTAATGAACTTTTACAGTAGCAGATGAAGCTGTAGTTTCTATTGGATTGGTTCTGATAATTTTGCCATCTAAACGAACTGCATCACTACCACCTCTTGCGGTACTTGTTGCTGTTGTCGAAACAACAATTGTAACTGTATTTTGTGTAATAGCTGTAACAGTATGTGCTTTATTTATATCAGAAGCTGGTACACCACCAACTGCTGTAGCACCTGAAATAGTAATTGAATCGCTTACAGCAATATTATGTTCTGCAAAATCTATCACCAATGATGTTGAACCTGATGTAGTTTTTAAAGGATTAGCTAGAACAATATTTTTTTGTGTGACTGCAACAGTTAATGTATCTGTAGTTCTTGCGGTTATATTTTGGTCAAGGGAAAGAATTCTACTTTCAATACCGCCAACAGATGTTGTTTCTAAATTAAAAGAAACTGCTTCTCCCACTTTAGCAAAGTTATCCGCATTGACAGTAATTAAATTAGAACCTGATGTAGTTTGTATTAATACAGGCACAACCAATTCATCATCAACTGTTATTTCACTTCCACCAAACTTACCTGATTTTACAGATGTGACTGTATCTGGAACTGCAATCGTAAAACCAAAGCCATCAGAATCTAAAGCAACTATGGCATGAGTTCCAGCACCTTCTGAATGATTGATTGCAGAACTTAAAATATACTCGCCATCATCAAATGTTTTGGATTCAAAACCATTTATCTTTACTTGTTGTCCTACAGAAAAATTTGCTGTGCTTCTATTTGCATAATTAATATGAATAACTACCGAACCTGATTGCAAACTAAATGAAGGATTGGTTGGTTTTATTTCCCTAAAAATACTTTTTTGTGCTGGTGAAGTATTATTGATTGGTGATGTTGAAGAACCTTGTGTTGATACACTAGAACTACCACCACCTGATGCAGTAGCACCTGTAGTCATTCCCCAATTCAATTCTTTAACCACAACTGAACTAAATCTAAAGCCTGTATCACCAGCAAAGAAACTTTGTTGAGATTCATTATTTGTAAATCTTGTGTTGATTCTGTCAAAGTCCACAAATAATGAACTTGCTTGTACTGCTATTGTGCTTGTTCCAGCTTCAACATCTTCTTTAATAACAGGATTATTTAATCTGCCATCAAATATTAATAATGGGTCTGAAACCAAAGCATCACTACTATCTAAAAATGCTTTGTATATTTGTACTGTTCTATCTAAGTAACCGCCTGTTAAAAACAAATTAACATAAGTTGTATCTACTCCTGATAAAGAAATACTTATGGTTTCAATATTGGCTTCATTGGTTTCAACAATATCGGAAAAAGCTAAAAAACTTCCTGTTGGTGTATAAGTATTTGAATCATAAGTTACAGGAATATAAGCATCAGATAAAAAATAACTGACATCATCAAAAGATAATTTAACTAGATGAAAAGGTTTGTTTGCAGATTTAACAATCTCTGTTTGAAATGCACCTGTACTTCCTCTATCCATCTCATTAAAACACTTCTATTAAAGTCATACTAAAACCAAATAAAGCAGTAGCATCGGTAGCAAATTGTGTAATATCTTCGGTAAAAGAAACTGTAAAAGGTACTGATGCAAAAGTTATGGTTTCATCATTAG